CCCATGCCGATGATCTCCAGCTGATGCTGGCAATCTTCACGGCTCAATGCTTTAGCTCCTATGTCATGCTGGTTTCGCCCGAAGGCTCTCGTTTCATGGTGAAACCACCAGTCATGTTCTTGCCACTAGGGCAAGGCAAAAGCCCCACTCACGGTGGGACCAATGCGTTGCTCTAGTTCTCGTCCGCCGTGATGGTCGGATCGAGATACATGCGACTGTCCGGGCTTTCCAGCCAAGCCAATCGTTTGCGGACTATCCGAATAGGCTCATGTCCCATGAGTTGAAACAACTCATCCACGGGAGCACGAATGCCATCTGGATGCGCCGCAATCGCTTCTTTAGCGTTCATGCGATTGCATTCCTTCCAAACGCTAGGATAAACCTAGCTATGTCCAGGGACCATCCCTGGCCAAGACGCCGCACACGGCGACGCAATGGTCAAAGGTGGCTAGTTGGCATATGGTTTATGCAACCACCTACCAATTGCCGGCTTGTTCGGTTTTCCGCGCATATCCCAATTGGTCCGCAAGGCTTGCTTGGACCGGTAGAACAATGGGGACAGACTTGTCCGTATGTAGCTACTTTGATCCGGCCTTGCCGCTTGCCATAATGCCGTATTCTCGGCGTCAAGGCGTTGCTTGACCTTGAGGGCTGCGCGCTCACGTTTGCCTAAGCGCATAGCACTCTCCTAACGGGGGTTGAAACACACCTGCCCTATGGCACGTCGCGAGGGTTGCCCGCGTCGCCTACCCATATCCTTGCAAGGACCGTGCCAACTTAAGTAGTACATCAACAAAATCTTTTAACTTGTTGAAAACAAAGGGATATTCGTTGTCTTGAACCGTTCTAACCTATCCGATAAACACGAACAAAAGAGGAACATGATGAATAAATAGGCAGCATCCCGAATATCCCTTTATTATCAATAGATTAGCCGTGATGAAATAATAGGCATGTGCCTATTTGTTGTGCGTTTTGTGTAACGTTGAATTATCCTTTGTTTTCAATAGGTTAGCAGATTTGTTAGCAAGATGTTTGTCTAGATGGGCATGTTGTCTGATGTAAGATTGTTGTCCTAAGTGTTCTCTCATTGTCTGCCGTTCTTAAGGGCCTGTTTGTTTCTAGGTAGTCTTGTAGGGGTCAGCGCCTATTTTGCCTTGTATGGACAACCTCAGCCTATTGATCGGCATGTCCGGGAAGGGCCTAGGCTGGCCAGGGTGGATCGGATGCACGTTATGAGAGTAGCATAATAACTCTTTCACTCTCTTTGGCCCAGCCCGGAAACGTGGGAACTATTCTAGAGTAGTTCTAGCTTGGGCCTCGGCCGGCATACTCCGGTCTGGCATGTATCGTCCTGACATATATCGGATTGATATAGGTAGGGGCGGGTCGAGCGGGACGACTTCGGGGGGTACCCCGGGGTTGCCAGAGGCGGTAGGTGGTACTAGATATTTCCTGGCCACTTCAAAAAAAATTCTGGGAAAGAAATGACATTCTTTCTTACCTTTATTGGCAGATTTCCTAGGATTAACTAGGAAACTTGGGAGGGAGAACAAGAATCTCCTAAAAAATTTATTTCAAGAGATGAAAATTAATTTGTAACATTTTGTCCATTTCTCGACTCTATATATATGAGAGGGGAGATGTAAGTACTTCCTATATAACGAGACAGTTTCAAGGAAATGCGCAATGAATCTTATTATATCTGAACATACTCCACCTACGAAATGGTACATCTGGGATTATGATGAAGAACAAAAGGTTAAAGTAGCTAAAGCTATTTGTTTTACTCCCGAAATGGCGGAACGTATTTTAAAAGCCCTGAACCTATTAGATGAACGTGATAACCAATATGCAACAGAATATAGTATAGGAAACACACATGAGTAAACTAGCGCCACAACATTCCAAGGCCGTTGATGGATATATGGCTGGTATGACAAAGAAAGCTGCTCTGCTTGAGGCAGGGTATAGCGACAGTGTGGCCGCTACTGATGCTCATAGTGTTTTCGGGCGAGAAGACGTTAGGGCAGAAATCCAACGTCGTCTAACTCGAATCTCGCGGAAGTCGGGGTTGACCGCTGAATGGATCACAGAACGGCTGATGATGGTTGCAGAGGCCAATCTAGGAGACGTTCTTGCGTGGGATGAGGAAGGGATGCCGCAGTTTAACTGGGACAAGATGAATCCTGATCTGAAATATGCATTGACGGGAGTGAATATTCGTCAGTATATGAAAGGCAGAGGGCCTTCAGCTATTCCAGTAACAGAATTCAAACCGGAGCTTGCAGATAAGCTTCGTGCATTAGATATGCTTGCGCGTATTATGGGCATGTACGAAGACAAAGTGAAGGTGACAGCGGAGAAAGACCTCATGGATGCGTTAGCGGCTGGTAGACTTAGGGTGAGTAGAGAAACAAATGAGGCTTAAACAAGGCGTCCGAGTGAGAGGGGTGAGGCCTGAGCTACTCATTGCTATGATGGTGGCTGAGGAAGTTGCTAGAGAATTTGATGCTAAACTCATTCTCACCTCAATCACCGAAGGCTCTCATTCAACCACTTCGCTTCATTATAATGGATGCGCATTTGATATTCGTACTTGGCATCTACATGAACACGACAAAGGTGAGTTTGTCAAGACAATGAAAGAAAGGCTGGGCACTAACGATTTTGATGTGGTTCTAGAAAACGATCACATTCATGTCGAATTCCAGCCCAAAGGAGAATAATATGAGAATTCGTGATCTTCCGGGCGAAGAGAGGACATGCATTAAATGCCTGGCTAATGAAATCGCTGTCACCTCTCCTGCCACGCCCTAAAGAGTTTTTGCATGAGCCCTGATCTAGAATTAACTAAACAGGTGCGCGAATTCTATGACGACCCGTTAGGTTATATCATGTTTGTATTTCCTTGGGATACTGATGTACTTATTCAGCAAGTACCGTTACCTGAGAAGTATAGAAAACGGTTCCCTAATTGTGAATGGGGACCAGACCTTTGGGCGTGTGAGTTTTTAGATGATCTAGGTAAACAAATTCGAGAACGAAAGTTTGACGGTAGAAAATCTGTTGCGCCTATTCGTTTTTCAACCGTTAGCGGCCACGGAATTGGGAAGAGTGTCATGGTTGCATGGCTAATCCTGTTCCTTCTTGACACCCGATCAATGTCTAAAGGAGTGGTGACGGCTAACACTTCCGATCAGCTACGTACTAAGACGTGGCCAGAAGTAGGCAAGTGGCACGCAATTGCGCTTACTTCGCGTTTTTGGCAATATCGCACAGGACGTGGTAGCATGTCCCTGTCCCGTATTAGCAGTAAAAAGGCGACTAGTAATAACTGGAAATGCGATGCTATGACTTGTCGTGAGGAGAATGCTGAAGCTTTCCAAGGATTGCATGCAGCGAACTCCACACCGTTCTACATTTTCGACGAAGCCAGCGGCATTCCTGACTCTATATGGGAGGCCCGGTTCGGTGGTGCAACCGATGGTGAACCGATGTCGTTCGATTTTGGGAACGGTACGCAGAAGAGCGGGTACTTTTTTGAAAACTGTGTCGGTAGATATCGACATCGTTTCATCACTCGTTCGATTGACAGCCGGCAGGTGCATCTCACCAATAAAGACCTATTCGAAGAATGGCGTCAGGATTGGGGAGAGGATAGCGATCTCTTCAAAGTGAAGGTTCGCGGAATGTTTCCTGCTCAGGGTAATGTCCAGTTTATTTCGACAGACCTTGTAGACGATGCTATGCTTCGTCCAAATGAGCATACTAAGTCTGATCCGTTTGTGATAGGTGTTGATGTTGCTCGCTTCGGCGAGAACGATACAGTTATCTATCCTCGTATCGGTATGGATGCTCGCAGCTTTGGTTACAAACGATTCAATGGATTGGATGTTGTCCAAGTCGTTGAGAAAGTTATTGAGACGCTCCAAGAGTTCCAATCGCTAGGGAGAAAGTGTAATGGACTTTTCATCGATGGAGGTGGCCTAGGTGGCGGTGTAGTTGATATGCTCCGCCGCTTAGGTTACAATCCAATTGACGTAAACTTTGGAGGCAAAGCTGCAGATCGTACTTATCATCGTAAGGGCGATGAGATGTGGGGAAGAATGAAAGACGCCATGCCGCGTCTGGCTCTTCCGAAAGAAGAAGATTTAAAAGCACAGTTGACGCAACGTGAGTATGGTTTTAGTTTGTCTGGACAGAAGATTAAACTTGAAACCAAAAGAGATATGTCAGATAGAGGCGTACAAAGCCCCGATATGGCTGATGCCTTGTCTTTGACATTCGCTCAAGAAGTGAACGCTAGTCCTCTAGATGGATTGTTTGCTTCATCTGCGAAACTTGAAACGCAACATGAATATGATCCATTAGAGATAGGAAAATAATATGGGCAGTCCTTCAGGTCCAGGACCACTTCCTCCGGCTGTCACAGCTCCTATTCTAAGAACACATATATATGGAGATACACAGAAGTTAGTAGAAGAGCATCTTAAAAGGTTTGATATTGCAGATAGAGAACAAGCATTAAATAATTTAAATTCTTTTACAGAAAAAGTACTACAAGCAGAGAGTGATGGGAATTGGGAAGCATTAAGTAAAGAGACTACTGCTAGTGGTGGATTTCAATTTGTAAAAGGATCAGTTGAGCCTGCTTTAAATAGACTTGAAAAGTATATGGGAAGAATGCCGTGGAGAGATAAACTTTTAGAACATAAAGATGCCAGTCAATTATTCCCTGAACAACAGACTTTATTATTTTTAGGAGATATACTTGACAAAAAAATAGATAAGACTACAGGTGCAGGAGACGCATTACTTGCAAGAATATTTAGTGGAGATAAGCAAGGAATGCTTGAGGCATATTATAAAATGCATCATACTTCACCAGAAAAATTAACTACAAAAAATAAAGAACGTATAAAAAGAATTTTCGGATTAAAAGTAGGTAGTAACTCCACTGATACTCTTCGAAATCTTCCATAGCCATATCCCAATCCTCTTGCTCAAGGATAGAAGACTCTACCTCAACCGTATTGTGTGGTGTGAGATAGACTGAATACTGGAATAAGGTTATCTTATCTTTCACTTGCAATACTTTCCAATATTTCTCGTTTCTTTCGTTCTGTGTATCGTCTATAAAACAACGCAACATGAATATGATCTACTAGAGATGTGATATGGGTGCAATTAAAAATCTATTTGGCGGAGGTAAATCACAACCACTTCCTCCGGCTGTCACAGCTCCGCCCCCGCCTCCCCCTCCACCTCCTGAGACTAAGGAGCAGCCGGTACAGAGGGAGGCGCGAATGGCTACGCGGAGTAGAGCTAAATCAGTAAGCAATCGTCGTAGAACAATTTTAACTAGTCCGCAAGGGCTTCCGTCGCTTCGTAGTGAAGATACCAGCGGTAGTGGTAGAAAGTTAGGAAAATAATATGGGCAGTCCTTCAGGCCCCGGCGATCCGGGTGGTGCAGGTCTCGGA